AACACCGAAGCTAAGCCGACCCGCGAAGCGGGTTCGGCTTGAGCGCCTTGTTAGAGCGCAAGGCGATAGAAGACGGAGAACGAAATGGGACGTGAAGTAAGGCGAGTGCCGGCGGACTGGCAACACCCGAAGGACGAACGGACGGGGCACTTTATTCCGTTGTTCGATGGCGGTTTCCGCCAGGTGCTAGACGAGTGGAACGAGGAGAACGCCAAGTGGAGCCGTGGCGAGTTCCCCGACTACGCCGACGACGAAGACAAGAAAATGTCGTACAGCGAGTGGAACGGCGACCAGCCAAAGAGCCGCGACTACATGCCGGACTGGCCGGACGAGCAGCGCACGCACCTGATGATGTACGAAACGACCAGCGAAGGGACGCCGATCAGCCCAGCGTTTGAAACGCCAGAGGAATTGGCCCGCTGGCTTGCTGATACCGGAGCCAGCGCGTTCGGCGGCAGCACAGCGAGCTATGAAGGTTGGCTCCGCGTTGCACAAGGAGGCTATGCGCCGAGCGCCGTGAGCGTGAACGGCGGGCCGCTAGTCAGTGGCGTGGATGCGCTCTAACAAGTGATATACACCTGCATAGGTGCCTAACACAAAAACGAATAATCTAGCACTGGCGCGGCCTACATGCTCAAAACTCCCAGCAAACGGCTTGATAACGTAATGTCAAAACAACCACGCCAGAAAAAGTGCAAATCTTGCGGAGTAAAATTCACCCCAGCCCGCCCGCTACAGTCCACGTGCTCGATACCTTGTGCAATCGACATGGCACGTACCATACGCGCCAGGAAAGAGCGCAAAGACCACCGAGAAGCCAAGCAGAAAGCTAAGACGCTCACGGAATGGCTAGATGATGCACAGGCATGGGTGAACCGCTACATCCGCTTGCGTGACGCTAACGAGCCTTGCATATCATGCGGAACAACCAATCAAAACATCCAATACGCTGCCGGTCATTACCGCACCCGCAAGGCCGCTAGCCACCTCAGATTCAACCACGACAACCTGCATAAGCAATGTAATAACTACTGCAATCAGCAACTATCAGGGAACATCGTAAACTATCGACCCGCACTGATCCGCAAAATTGGCATTGAACGGGTTGAAGCAATCGAGAACGACAATATCATCAAGCGTTGGACGATTGAAGACGCTAAGGAAATCATCGCGGAACACAAGCGGTTGATAAAAGAATTGCAAAAAGTTGTTGACGAATAGGCGGATATTACTGAAAATAGTTTCATCGCTGTGATAGGCGAAATAGCTGGTGTTCAAAGTTCCCCTCGGCGGGCTGCTGGACACCGTTTCAATGGCCTGCAAAGGCCGACGCCAGCCGGTAACTATCACCCGGCAGTCCGACCAAGGGGAATTTGCAATGCTCATCAAGAAGTCACCCAAATACCAAGCCGCCATGAAAGCGGCAAAGTCCATCAAGAAAGCCCGCAGCCCGCTGGAAACCAAGCTGGCCATCAAGCGCTGGTGCGCTGCTGCTATAAAGATGCTTGGATGACATGCAAACCATGCACTTATTCGCAGGAGCTGGGGGAGGATTGCTTGCCGATCTCATCCTCGGACACACGCCAATTATCGCTGTTGAGTGGGAACCATATGCCTGCCAAGTCCCGCTCCAAGCCGCAGTCGCCTGGCGATTGCTCGGATGTGAATGATTGATGCATTACTACAAGCGAAACCTAGGTGATTATGCAAAGAAGGCTGGGAAACTGTCCATGCTCCAGCACGGTTCGTACACGCTTTTGATTGATGCGTGCTATGACCGTGAACGATTCCCAACGCTTGAGGAGGCTATCGACTGGACATGGGCATCAACCACGGCAGAAATTGAGGCTGTCCAGTTCGTTTTGCGTAAGTTCTTTACCCTGGTGGACGGGGTTTATGTGCAGGAGCGCATCGCTGAAGAGATTGCCGAGTACCATGAAAAGGCCGAGACGAACAAACGAATCGCTATCGAACGAGAAACGAAGCGTAAGGGAAAAGGTACGGAGCGTTTACCAAGCGTGGACGAACCTCCACCTAACCATAAACCATTAACCATTAACCAAGAACCAATAGAAATACTATCGCCTACGGCTCTGCCGCCTAACGGCGGCCTGATCTGCCCTACAGAAAAGATAGTTGATATGTACCATCAGCACATGCCGATGAATCCGCGTTGCAGGATACTCACCGATAAGCGCAGGGCGATGATTCGCCAACGATGGAAACAGGCGTCAAAACTGAATACCAAGCCGTTTGGTTACGAGACACAGGAAGACGGGTTGATCGCGTGGGGTAAATTTTTCCGCGTATGCTCAGAGTCTGACTTCCTTACCGGCAAGGTTCCAGGAAGGAATGGAGGGCCGCCGTTCCTTGCTGATTTGGATTTTCTGTTTTCACCTTCAGGGTTCGTTAAGACCTTGGAGAACAAATATCACAGGGATGTATTATGAACATCTGCCCCGACTGCCTACACAGCATGGACGGCGCTGATAACCGCCTACGCTGCCGCAAGGACGGCCTCAAATGCTCGCCAGCACTGTCTGAGGATTGCAAGCATTTCGAGCGCGAAGCTGGGGCCGACGCAAAGGAGCGTGATGATTGGTGCAGGTGGGTGATTGGTGACAAGAAATGAACGCTCCTGTTTTTGAGTTCGACCAAATCCGCACCCCGCCGCACCACGCCGAATCAGAACAGGCCGTGCTAGGTGGGTTGATGATCGACAACACCGCGCTAGACCGGATCGACCTCAGTGAAACAGACTTCTACGCCCACGATCATCGGCTTATCTGGAAGTCCATAACTGGACTGATCGACAAAGGCCGACCGGCTGACGTGATTACCGTTGCTGAATCGCTCGGTAACGAGCTGGATCTCGTAGGCGGATTGCAGTACATCGTTTCCCTGCAAAGCAACACCCCGTCCGCAGCCAACATCAGAAGCTATGCAAAGGTGGTTAAGGACAAGGCCACGCTTCGCAGACTGATGGAAGCCGGGAACCGGATCGGAGAACTGGCCTACAGTCAGGACGCAGATACTGCAGTGGCCGAGGCGCAGAAAGCAGTGATGGAACTGGAATCGGTAGCCGCCAGCGAATCTGTATCATTACGAGATGCGTTGAGAACAATGATTGAGCGTGTGGATGCCGCCTATCATGGTAACGTGGTGGCTACCAAGACAGGTTTTGCCGACTTGGACGGCAAAATCATTGGCATGGAACCTGGAGACGTGATCGTTGTTGCCGGACGTCCTAGCATGGGGAAGACGGCCTTTGCCATGCAGATTGCAGAGCATGTATCGGAATCCATGCCAACTCAGGTATTCAGCCTGGAAATGCCAGCCATGCAGCTATCCATGCGTATGGCTGCGAGTGTTGGAAAAATAGACCTGATGAAACTCAGGGCTGGGAACCTGAATGATGAAGAATGGGGACAATTGACCTACGCACTCGGAAAGCTCAACAACCGCCCCATGTACATCGACGACCGGGCTGGCCTGACCATATCTCAAATACGGGCAAGAGCACGACAAACTAAGCGCAAGTACGGATTGGGATTGATCGTAATCGACTATATTGGGCTGATAGGCGGTAAGGGCGAGAATCGCGCTAACGTGGTTGGTGAGATCAGCAGAGGGGTTAAAGCGATGGCGAAGGAATTGATGGTTCCTGTAATCTTGCTGGCCCAGCTAAACCGAAAAGTAACAGACCGCGCCGATAAGCGCCCGCAGATTTCAGACCTCAGAGAATCCGGCGACATCGAGCAGGACGCCGACCTGATCCTGCTGATCCATCGGGACGAGATGTATAACCCTGACTCCCAATACAAGGGAATGGCCGAATGCATCATCGGCAAACAGCGCAACGGCCCACTAGGTATCGTTCCGCTGACATTCTCAGGCGAGTACGCAAGGTTTGGAGACTTCGCAGGAAGTTATGCACCAGAGCAAAAAAATACGCGCAAACGCGGATTTGATGATTGAATTAGGCATATAATGCTAACGCCGCCTTAACCGGCGCCGAAGGCGTCCGAGTTGAAGGCACAGTTATGCAACAAACAGGAGATTGAAATGGAAAAAGATGACGCGCTGAATACGCTGGCTAAAGTGTTTCACAACGGAGAAGAAATGGAGGGCGAAGACGGCATGGTAATGGTAGTTGACCTCGCGTTGTGGAATGATGGCTGCGAAGCAATCGAGGCACTAATCGGCGGCGAAGATGATGGCGCATAACGCTGCTGTGACACCGGAACTGGCTTATGAGAAACGCTATGCCGCCGTGGACAACGGCGCGCACACATGGGCCGTTGCGCCGCAGCATGTGAAAGACATGTGGCTTGCCGCGTGGACGATTGCCG